CCTAAACCAGCTGTTTGAGTTCCAGCTCCTGCTAAACTACGTCTTGCTGTTGCCATACTATTTGGGTTTGTTGTCCAACTAGTTCCGTTCCAAAGTTCTGTTGCGCCTGTTAAAGCAGGCGTACTACCACCGAAAGCTAAAGCTAGTGTTTGAATTCCTGCACCTCCAGGTGAATTTCTACCTGTATTCATACTATTAACTGAAGTCCAACTTGTTCCATTCCAAGATACTGCTGCTGTTGAAGTGGCACTAGAAGGATCTACTCCACCAAAAGTTAAACCTGCAGTATTAGAATTTCCAGCTGCTCCAGCAACTCTTCTACCTACAGGTAAACTAGAAACATTTGCCCAAGAAGTTCCATTCCATAATTCTGTATTCGCAATAGTTCCACCTGAATATCCACCAAATCCTAAAGCAGATGTTTGAGAACCAAATCCCATTAATTGAAGTCTTGCTGTATTTAAACTATTTACTGGTGACCAACTTGTTCCATTCCAAGATTCTGTTACTGCTGTCGATGGGTCTCCTCCAAAAGCTAATGCAGCTGTTTGAGTTCCTGCTGCCCCCATACTATATCTGGCTGTTCCAAGTCCTGTTGGATTAGATGTCCAAGCTGTTCCATTATATAATTCTGTTGCACCAGTAGCTCCTGGTGCAAATCCACCAAAAGTTAAAGCTGCTGTTTGTATACCTGCCCCTGCAAGTGATTGTCTAGCTAAATTTAAACTTCCACCAGTTGCCCAAGCTCCAGCCGTTGTAACACTTGCTAGTTTAAAAGCATAACTAGCATTGTTATACCAAACTTGTCCCTCGTTAGATGGAGATGGATCGGATCCTACTGATTGAACAGCAAAACCATTTATACCCTTATAAGTAGTCATAGTTATTTATTCTGCAATAACCAGCCTTGAGTGTCGTCTACAAACACAAGTGTAAGTCCAGCACGTTCAACTGATACTGTTAAATCCTCTGCTACTCCTTGAATGTTTTTTCCATTTCTTGCAATGGTTAAATTATTAGTATCAAAAGTTCCTGCGTAATCAATAAACGATGCAAAGTCTCCTAAAGATGGAGATGCTGGTAAAGTTGCTGTTCTTGCGGCACCAGATGTATCTACAAAATAACCTTCGCCTGCAGTAACGTTAAAGTCTGCAGTTTTGACCGCTTGCCACGAAGCACCACCTGCTGCTGGATCTGTAAAAGAAGCTGTAGTTCCATCTGTTGATAAAATTTGTCCTGCAGTACCCATCGTGATACCACCAAATGCACCGTTGTCATTAAATTGAAGTTGTTTATCTGTTCCACCTGGAGGTGAAGCTAATGCAATGTCTATAATATTTGTACCATTTGAATAAACAAATTTTTGTCCTTTATCTGCAGCTGCAAATGTAACTCCTGTTCCTGAAACTGTTTTTACTTCTACTGTAAAAGAACCTGTAGTTCCGTTTTCAAAAACATAAATTTTTTCTATAGTATCAGGAATGGTTACAATTTGGTTACCTGTAATCGTTCCTGTAAATTTAATAACGGCATTTCGTCCATTAGATATGGTACCGTCTGTAACTGCTAGAGCTGTTGTTTGAGCTCCACCTGCAATAGATACTTCTTGGTATCCTGCAAAACCTTGTTGGATTAATTCTAAATTGGTATTTGTTTTATCTCCCCAAGTCCCAGAGTTTTCCCCTGTGACCATTAATTCTAAACCTAAATCTGTATAACTTGATGGCATTTTTTATATCCTTGTTTATGTTAGTATTATAGTTTCTTTATGCTGCAATATCAACCTCAGTCCAAATAACGTCTGTTCCAGTATTAACTTCAGCCCAGGCTATTACTTTAGCGCTACTAATGCTTGTTGTTAAAGAAGATCCAGTAACATCTGCATTAGCGTTTGCAGAAATTATAACATTTCCTATGGAAGAAGTTAAGCTAGACCCTGTTACTTCTGCTACCGTTACTGCATCTACATCTCCTGTTTGAGCAGTTAAAAGAGACCCTGTAAGATTTACATTAGCATCGGCTTCTGTACCTTCATTACCTATAGCAATAGTTACACTTGACCCTGTTACTGCGTAAGCTGATTCTGGTATTACGTCTCCAATTGCTGGAGTTAAAGCCGTTCCAGTTACTTCTACAATTTTATTTAAATCAATTGTAACTGAATTTATTTCAGCATTTAATTCAGATCCTACGGTAATAGGACCTACTGCAATTTCCTCTGTGGTTACACCAATACTTAAAGTTATGTCATGTTCAGCAACATTAACTGAAATATTACCATCTGCAGCGATATCTACTGAATTGACTGATGCGGTTAATGCAGTTCCTGTTACTGAAACAGTCGCAGTTCCTTGTGTATCTTCGTTTCCAATTGCAGAAGTTAAGGAACTTCCTGTTACATTAATGTTTGCGTCTGCGCTGGTAATTAAATTACCAATTGCAGAAGTTAAGGAACTTCCTGTTACATTAATAGCAACATCAATACTGACAGTAACTGAATTTATTTGTGTTGTTAAACTATTAAGACTATTTCCTTCGCCCCAAGCAAATTCTCCCCATGCACGTTCTCCCCATGCATTAGAAGAAACGTAAACATCTATGCCATTGTCTCCCCAGGCTTGCTCACCCCAATCGTTAGAACCCCAAGGAGACGCTGACATGCGTTATTCCTTAACTAATTCTTAAGATCGCAGCTGTACTTGTGAATGCTGGGAATTGAACTGTGAAAGTTCCTGCAGTCGCAGTTTTATCTCCACCAAAATCCAAAACACATACCGCAGTATTAGTATTACTTGTGTTATAAATTAATGCACCACGTGCAGTTAATGTAACACCTGTAAATGATAAATTGGAATAGTTAGTAATCGCTGTATTTACTGAAAGAGAAGTTCCAGTATTTACTAAAGCTTTTCCACCTGAAGTATATCCAGCTGGTGAAGTAACTTGTCCACCTGTTGTAAATGAAGTTGTAGATTTTCCTAATGTAGCTGTACTAGTGTACAATGCTAATTTGAATTTATTTCCATTATTACCCGATGTGTCAAAATTATGATCTGCTTGCAGTAGTTCTTTTTTAAAAGAATTACAGATTGCATTTGTTGTTATAGCCATTTTTTATTCTCCTTATTAATTTTTAAGATGGTGATGGTGAATCTATTTTAATTCTAGGAACTCCATCAATAAAATCATCTCTACGTCTTCTGCCCATTTGTTGTAAAGCAAAAGCTTGTATTTCTTCATTATACTTGTCTGAATATAGTTTGTACATATCTAAAGGACCTTTTAAATAAGAAAAAGCTTCTGTTAAAACACCGTATAATAAAATAGATTGCTGATGTTGTGATAAATAAGTATTATTACTTGCTGTAAAATGAGGAGGATCAATTATATAATTGATTTGTACTTGATAAGTAGAAGCTGGAATAGGAGCTACAACAGCAGTAAATTCATCCCACATAGCGTAGGATACAGGAACTCCACTAGCTCCAGACTCATTATATTCAGTAATATAAGTTTGGTCTCTTTTTTCTAAAAAATTTCTATTTCCACTAATGATTGTTTCCATACTTCTCATTAATACAAAGTCAGCAGGCATCGTTAGGTACCGTTGTCCAGCAATAAAATTAGAAGTAGAATATTTTCTTAAATCATCATAATCTACTTTTCCAGCAACATTTAATTCTACATTGGTTAAAAATTGGTCAATCAAAGTATCAGTTAATACAGTATCCCCAACTTCGGTATAGTTTCTTACTTGTGTTAAAAATTGTGTATAAGTTATAGCCATTATGATATTGTTATTTTTATTGTTCCTATTTCTATTATAGCCTGTCTTCTGGTGTTTTGAATAGACCCGTTATCAGGAATCATTCCCGATGAATTAAAAGCAAAATCTCCTGGAAGCTCTAAACTAACGGTACACATGCCCTCGCCTCCAGAATCCGCTTCCACATTATTAACAATTTCTGGTTGTTGAAAATCTTGTGATCTTACATTAGCTAAAGCAACGGCATCCGCTTTATGATAAGGAGGATCTAGTTGTGGATGTTTGGGTTCATATTCAGAAATATGTACCCACGAACCTTGCCATTCTTTTACCATTTCTGTGTAAGGAAAAGCCACTCCAGAACGATCAGATATAGATAAAGATCTTTTTCCTCTTGCTTGATTTCCCATAATTAACCTGCTGGATAATAATTTTGAGGTGAAATATAAGAGGAAGTTCTTTGACCATCTTCTTCTAAAGCTCTCATTATTTCATCTTCATATAATTGTTTTAATAATTGAATTCTATCAGGAGCTATTTTTTGTGATAAATAATAAGCAAGTCCTGCACACATAGCTGGCATAAATCTGTAAACAATATCTGCAGTATTAGTATAAGCTCCCGCATCTTCAATTCTTCCAATGTAATAATATTTTAAATACGTATAAGTAGTAGCATCAGGAGCTTGATATAAATAAACTTGTGGTGTTGTTTCTCTAGAAATATAATATTGAGAAGGTTGACCAGTAGCTCCTTTATTCGGAAGTGCCGCATAGGCAGAACGATCTATTTTAGTTAAAGATACATCTTGAGTAGATGAAGTAACTGCAGAAGTAGTAGAGATATATGCTTCTAATACATCATTACAATCACTAGGAGCAGCATATTGAAATGTGCCAGCTGTTAAAGCTTGAGTTTGTAAAGTTACTTTCCATAAATGAACGCCTCTGTTACCCCAGTCAGAAAACAATAAATTTAATGATCTTCTAGCTGAACGTAAATCATGACCAGAGTTAGTTCTTACACCACAACGCTCATAGGCTTCTTCTATAATGTCATCTATGGTTAAATTAAATGATGTAGTTCCAGAAGTTGCCATAAATCATGACCTACTTCTTTTTAGATTTTTTAGAATCTTTTTTTGAACCTACTTTTCCAGTAAGTTTGTAATTCTTTTTTCCACCGCCCATTGGATAGCCCATATTATAATACTCCTTTAAAGTTAGTTTCTCGTATTAATTTTTTACGATTATATACTTTTTTAGATTGTACCACTTTAGCCTTATAACGTCTATCACTCAACTTTTTAGCTATTGGATTTGATTTTTTTTTACCTTTAGAACCTAAACCTGGTTCCAATTGTCTGGCCATTTGTGATCTAGATATTACCATGGTCTATACTGTGTTTTATTATTGTCATCTCTGTATGCCAATAAGGATTGATTTCTATTATTATCTGAGTCCCATGAAACATGGACCCAGCCACTGTCTGGCTCACCAGATCTATAAAATTCTAAAATTAATTGATCAAATTCTAAATTATCTTTAATCCATTGGGCTAGTTCTTTATTATCTACGCTTACTACTTCTATATCTGCTGCCTTTCCTTCGGCATGCTGTGATGTAGGTTTGGAGCCAATGGCAATACAAAGTTCTGCAGATCGGTATCCAGAAGAAACCATAACTGGAGAATCAAAATGCGACCGAATCGGCTGCAAAACATTAATACAAAGATTTTTTAAATTATCAATGTGTGCTGGTGAGGGATTATTGGGTATACCTTTCCTTTCGGCTGTTTGTGATTTGACAAGCTCACTTAATTGAAAATTTGCTGAAAGTTTCATAACGTATATTTAAATGGATTACAATTATCTATAGTTTTAAGTTTATTACATTTGCAATCTTTTAACAATAGACAGAAACCTCTACAAACCCAATAAATACACTGTCTCATTTTTTTATTTTAGATAAAGCTTTAGCAATGGTATCCATTTTATTGGGGTATTTTTCATTTGTAGTACAACTTACTGCCATGAAAAAATAAAAAATAATAATAACCCACAAAACTGGAATAGTATATTTTGGTTTTAATTTCATTAATGCCCCTCAATCTTTTCGATTCGTTT